ATGACGCAATCTTTTCCCTTGTTGCCGCTGCGCGATATCGTTGTTTTCCCGCACATGATCGTTCCGCTCTTCGTGGGCCGCGACCGTTCGGTCGCCGCGCTCGAAACCGCGATGGAGAGCGACAAGGAAATCTTCCTCGTCGCCCAGCTCGATCCGGGTGAGGACGATCCGCAGCGCGACGATCTGTACGATACCGGCGTAATTGCCACGGTTTTGCAGCTGCTTAAGCTGCCCGACGGCACCGTTCGCGTGCTCGTCGAGGGCAAGGAGCGCGCGAAGCTGCTGGGCCTGGAGAATCAGGACAAGGCCGTGATGGCGACGGTGAAGCCGATCGCCGACACGCTTGACGACAGCGTCGATACCGCCGCGCTGATGCGTTCGGTCGTCGACCAGTTCGAAAGCTATGCCAAGCTCAACAAGAAGATGCCGGCCGAAACCGCGGTGCAGTTGTCGCAGATCGACGACGCCTCGCGCCTTGCCGACTCGGTCGCGGGCAACCTCAATATCAAGGTGTCCGACAAGCAGGCGCTGCTCGTCGAGGACGCACCCGCGAAGCGGCTGGAGATGGTTTTCGCTTTCATGGAGGGCGAGCTCGGCGTTCTGCAGGTCGAAAAGAAGATCCGCGGCCGCGTGAAGCGGCAGATGGAGAAGAGCCAGCGCGAATATTATCTCAACGAACAGTTGAAGGCGATCCAGCGCGAACTCGGCAACGACAATGGCGAGGGCGGCGACGATCTTGCCGAGCTTCAGCTCAAGATCGACAGCCTCAAGATGTCGAAGGAGGCCAAGGCCAAGGCGAATGCGGAGCTGAAAAAGCTGCGCGCCATGGCGCCGATGTCGGCCGAGGCCACCGTCGTGCGCAACTATCTCGACACGCTGATCGGCCTGCCCTGGGGCAAGAAGTCGAAGCTGAAAAAGGACATCGCAAAGGCGCAGGCCGTTCTCGATGACGACCATTATGCGCTCGAAAAGGTCAAGGACCGGATCGTCGAATATCTCGCCGTTCAGGCGCGCACGAACAAGCTGAAGGGGCCGATCCTGTGCCTCGTCGGCCCTCCGGGCGTCGGCAAGACCTCGCTCGGCCGCTCGATCGCGAAGGCGACGGGGCGCGAGTTCGTGCGCCAGTCGCTGGGCGGCGTGCGCGACGAGGCCGAGATTCGCGGCCATCGCCGCACCTATATCGGCTCGCTGCCGGGCAAGATCGTGTCGAACCTCAAAAAGGCCGGCACGATGAACCCGCTGTTCCTGCTCGATGAGATCGACAAGCTCGGCCAGGATTTCCGCGGTGATCCGGCATCGGCGCTGCTCGAGGTGCTCGACCCCGAACAGAATGCGAAGTTCCAGGACCATTATCTGGAAATCGACGTCGACCTCAGCGACATCATGTTCGTCACGACGGCGAACTCGCTGAACCTGCCGCAGCCGCTGCTCGACCGCATGGAGATCATCCGGCTTGAAGGTTATACCGAGGACGAAAAGGTCGAGATCGCGAAGCGTCACCTGATCGCCAAGCAGATCGAGGCGCACGGCCTGAAGGCCGGCGAGTTCGAGCTGACCGAAGAGGGGCTGCGCGACCTTATCCGCTATTACACGCGCGAAGCCGGTGTTCGCACGCTCGAGCGCGAGATTGCGCGTCTGGCGCGCAAGGCGCTGCGCAAGATTCTGGAAGGGAAGGCGGAAAACGTCACCGTCACCCCTGACAATCTTGCCGAATTCGCGGGCGTGCGGAAGTTCCGCCACGGCGTTTCGGATCGCGAGGATCAGGTCGGCGCGGTCACCGGGCTTGCCTGGACCGAGGTCGGCGGCGAGCTGCTGACGATCGAGGCGGTCACCGCATCGGGCAAGGGCCAGGTCCGGACGACCGGCAAGCTGGGCGAGGTCATGACCGAATCGGTGCAGGCCGCGCTGTCCTTCGTCAAGGCGCGGGCGCCGGCTTACGGCATTCGCCCCAGCCTGTTCGCGCGCAAGGATATCCACATCCACTTGCCCGAAGGTGCGGTGCCGAAGGATGGCCCGTCGGCCGGTGTCGGCATGGTCACCGCGATGATTTCGACGCTGACGGGAATCGCGGTCCGCAAGGATGTCGCGATGACCGGCGAGGTCACGCTGCGCGGCCGCGTCCTGGCGATCGGCGGCCTCAAGGAAAAGCTGCTCGCGGCGCTGCGCGGCGGGATCACTACCGTCCTCATTCCCGAAGAGAATGAAAAGGATCTGGTCGAAATTCCGGCGAACATCACCGAGAAACTGAAGATCATCCCCGTCAGCCATGTCGACGAGGTGCTCGCGGTTGCGCTGGCGAGTCCGGTCGAACCGATCGAATGGACCGAGGCAGACGAACTGGCTGCTTCGCCGCCGATTTCGCCCGGTGGCGACCCTGAAACGGCGATTCGGCACTGAGTCTTCGGTGTCGGATGCTGTTTCATCCGATATTCGTCGCAAAATCGATGTTTTGGGTCGTTTTTCGCCGTTTTTTGCTTTGACAAGGCAGGGCTAAACATCGTTAGTGGCGCGCCATGGCTTCGGGCCATGAATCATTATCCAACCATAACGCAGGGGTTCCTTAGGCATGAACAAACAAGACCTGATCGCCGCCGTCGCTGACTCGAGCGGCCTGACGAAGGGTGACGCGAGCAAGGCCGTCGAAGCCGTCTTCGACGCGATCACCGGTTCGCTGAAGAAGGGCGGCGAAGTCCGTCTCGTCGGTTTCGGCACCTTTGCTGTCAGCAAGCGCAAGGCCTCGACCGGTCGCAACCCGCGCACCGGCGAAACGATGACCATCGCGGCGTCGAACCAGCCGAAGTTCAAGGCCGGCAAGGCTCTTAAGGACGCCGTCAACTAAGTTGGCCGGCACCTTTTGGTGAAAACATCTCGGGCCGTGGCGAAAGCCGCGGCCCGATTTGCATCTGCGGGCAGAATTTCGGCAAATGGACGTTGCATTACCGGAACGAGCGGCTATGGCCGTCCAGCTTTCGGAAGCGGCCGGTCTTCGGTCGCATCGGAATGGGCGCGTAGCTCAGCGGTAGAGCACACCCTTCACACGGGTGGGGTCACAGGTTCAATCCCTGTCGCGCCCACCATGATTTCAAGCACTTAGCTAGGATCATGGTGTTTGATGTGAACTTCATGTGAAATATTGAGGTAGGCGGGGACCGGCGGACCGGCCCCCGCGAATCCGTTAAACCGTGCCGTTGAGTCGAACGTCGACCGCACCGCTGGGATTGGCAGCAGCCGAAACGGCGGCACCGATCAGCGTGTTGCCGCTGGCCGTTTTGTTGACCAGCTTCGCCCCGTCATCCCAGTAAACCTTGTCGCCGATGCCAATTGCCAGCGCCGAGACCTTGGGAAGCGTGAAGACGCCGCGCGTGACGAGATCGAGGTCTTCGCCAGAAAGCGCGGAACCGGCGGCAACGCCAAAAAGCGAACCGACGAGGACGCCGCTGCCGCTGTTGATGTTGGCCGGGGCGGGAACGGTGATGTTGGTGCCGTTCTGAACAAAATTCTTTGCCACGTGTCAGATACCTTTCGAGGTTTGAAATCGGATAGAGAGGACAGGCCGCCCGGTCGTTGCTTCCGCAATGGCGCGTTCCGCTGCCGCGATGGCCGAAGCCATTTCGCGGTCGCTGCGATATTCAACTTCGCTGCCGTCGCTGTCGCGCACCCGGCGGACGCCCTGCAATCGGGCTTCCACAAGTGCGTCACGCCATTGCTGAAGGTCGGAAAGGGCGGCCATGAGGTTATGCGCCCGGATTGCGGAACGCGCCGCGATAGTCGATTGCGCCGCAACCGAAATCGAGGACGACGCGGAATTCCATGCCGAGAACGTCCCAGCCCTCGCGGCTCGCCATCTGCGGCCCCTGAGCGGACGACAGGTAAGCATATTCGAGGACGGCCAGCTGCGCCGGGTCGGTGAAGATATACCAGTCATCGCCGGTCATACGCGGTTCGACGAGCAGTTCCAGCTTGCCGCCGAACGGGTTCACGTCGTCGGTCGTCGCCGCCGTGATGGCTGCCAGCGTTGCTTCGCCGATGGTTTCGAGTTCCGGGCCGACCAGCAGGAACTTGGGCGTTGCCGCGATGGGCGTCTTGCCGTCCAGACCCTTCATGAAGCGCAGCGCCTTCCGGGCTTCCGTCAGGCTGTCGACGCCGGGCGTTGCGCCCGAACCGGCAAGGTTGCCGTGGTCGGCGTGGAAAAGACGCTTGCCGTCTTCGCCCATGATCGGACCCGCGCCGCTCGACTGAGTCAGCAGGGCGAACAGCAGATTGGCTTCGGTTTCGGCGGCGGCGCGACCAGCGGCGATACCCCAGTCGCGGAATGCGCCCAGATCGTCGTTGATGATGGCTTTGCGCGACAGGCTAAACAGCGACCCGTAGGTATCGAGCGCATAGCCTTCGGCAGCTTCGCCACGCGTCGTGTGCTTGATCTCGCCGCTTTCGCTGACTTTGCCCAGCGCGCCCGTTTCGCCCAGCTTCAGACGGCTCGCCGTGCGGAAGTCATTGTGCAACGCCTGTCGGGCGAGCCGCTTCAGAGGCGATTCCGCTGCCTGATAGGCGGGCATAAGGGTGCGGTTGCCGACGCCGGTCAGCAGCTGTGGAAAGTCGCTGGTCGTGTGCATGGCGCGGGTCAGAATCTGTTCGCGATCCATGCCGACCGTCGAAATGCCGTGTCCGGTCAGCATCGCGCGTGCATGGTCGACAAGACCGTCCGCGAAATACTGCCGGGCGTCGTCGGCGGGCGCGGTGCCGTTGACGCGAGCGTTCAGCGCATCGGTGCGGCGGCGCAGGATGATTGCCGGGTCATCGTTCGCCGGGTTGGCCGTGTGCGTCGAGATCGCGGGGGTCTTCGCCGTCGTCATCGCTTCGAACGCGGCAGCGCGGACGGCGACAACATCGACGCCGCTGTCAATCTGTTCGTCGGCCCATTCGGGCGACAGTTTCGCGGAAGCGGCAATTTTCCTGATCGCCGCGCGGGTCTGCACCGCGTTGTCATTCGCGGCGGTGCCCGGCTGGTCTTCGGTTTCAATGGTCATAGAGGGGAGACTCCTGATTTTGGCGCTTGCGTCGGCGCCGATGGGGACAACGGAAAGTTCGACGATTTCGGGTTGGATGGTCACGACGCGCTTGCCGTTTTCGACGCTTTGGGTGCGCTTCTTGACGCCGTAGCCAATGCTAACGTCAGTCAGGACACCTTCAGCGATTTTGGTCCGCACGCTTTCCACATCGGGGGCGGCAGACAGTCGGACGCGAACGACAATATCGCTGCCTTCGCGACGAGCGGCGACGATGACGCCGACGACGTTTTCGGACCCGCTTTGACGGTGCCCGTCCAACACTGGTTTGCCGACAAGCGCCGCCGGATCGACGGCGGAAAGGTCCAACCGTTCGATGTAGCTGCCGCGCTGTGTGTCGGGCAGAATGCGGTCGGCCCCGGTCGATGCGACGGCTTCGAACTCGCGGGTTTCCGCGTCAAAAGTTTCGGGCGCGATGTGAAGCGCGCGGGTCATGAATCGGGTCAATGGATTGTGCCTCCGGGCGTGATTTCGATGGTCTCATGATCGCTCACTCGGACGCGGATTTTTCCGGTCGTCTCGAATACCTTGGCCAAAATCCGGTCGATGTGGCTGGCGGCGAGAAGGCGGAGTTCAACGGGCGTCACAAGCCCCCGCCGATGGAGGTTCAGCAGGAGATGCGGACGAATCTTGTCGAGCAAGTCGGGGGTCGGATTAGTCAGCGTGGGCAACTTTGGACTCCTTTTGTTCCGGTGCCGAGAAAGCCAAGCCAAGGCTGGACTCGCGCTCGCGGTCGGCGGCAATTTCGGCGTCGAGGTCTTCCACGTTGAAGCCTTGCGCGGCGACGACTTGGCGGCGGGACTTGAATCCCTTTTCGACCAGCAGGGCTTCCGCTTCGGCGTCCTTTGCCGGGTCGACCCAAGGCTGGGCCGGGGGATAGAATTCAGCCGCCAGCCCTTCGCCGAGCGATGGCAACGCCACGTCTCCCGAAAGGACCGCAAAGGTGACGACGCGCTCCCAGACGGGGCGAACCAGCTGCGGAATGATCGTGTGAAATTGCAGCTGTTCGATACGCTGCCGGAACGCGACCAGCCCGGCGCGCAGCGACGAATAATTCGCCCCGCTGAGATCGCCGGTAAGCAGATGTTCCGGTACGCCCAGACCGGCGGCGACGGCGCGCAGCTGAAGGCGTGCGAATTCGACCGTCTGCTGGGCCTGTTGCGGCGTCGAGAATTTGATGTCGAAGCCCGGCGGGACATATTTCAGGGTGCCCGGTTCAAGGCCGGAATCCAGAACGCTGCCGGTCTGTTCCCCGTCATAGGGCGACTGGGCACTGCCGTTCTGGTCGACAAGAAAGCCCGCGTGCATCGCCGCGACCTTCGCGCCAACGAGCAGCGCGTCTTCCAACTGGTCGAGTTCGCCCAAGCGCAGCAGGACGGGCGCCAGCCACGAAATGCCGCGCACCTGTCCGGCGCCGATAGGCGCGAAGATGTGCAGCATGTCGGACGCGGGCACGCGAACCGGCGGCGCGTAGTTCGAATAGGTATCGGTCGGGCGAACCGGCAACACGTGATAGGCGACACGACGCCCGGCAGCGTCGAACTCGACGCCAGCAACGATGCGGCGACCGTCGCCCAGTTCGACGGTGTGCGCGGCGTCGACCATCTCGGCAGGGACAAGCCGCAGCTGGATTCCGGTCGCGTCGGTGATGACTTGAATGAAGGCTTCACCGTCCACGACGAGTGCCCGCGCGGCAGCAGCCTGAAGACCCCAGAAATCAGTCAAGCCGTCCGCGTCGGCGGCGGTCGTGAATGTCGTGAACGTCGCGGCCAGCAGTTTGCGCGTGCCAGCGTCAGGATGCGTGGACGCCGGAACAATGCCCGCGCCGATCAAGGCCGCGACGAGTGCCGCGACACCGGAAGCCGCCCAAGGGTTGTTAGCTGCGAAATAGCGTGCGCGGCTGCGGACTGGTCCGGCGGCGGCCAGCACTTCTGGACCGACAGGGCCGAAGTTCGGCGTGCCGCTCCACCGGCTGGCGGAACTGGCCGCGTCGAACCGGCGCGTTGCCGTCTGCGGCGCGATAAAGCGCGCGACGGTCGACCGAAGCCGATTGATGGGCGACTGCTTAGGCACGGCCAAAATTCACCAGCGGCAGTCCTTCGAAAACTGCGTTCAAGTCGAACTGACCGCTGAAAATCTGCTTCGCGGTAAATGACGTGTCAGCGGGTTGGTCGTCGATGTGATGAAAACAGGCGCGGTAATCGCGGAATCCATGCAAGTAGGGCTGGGAATGGATGACCGTTAGTCGCCACTGCTCGCCCTGATTGACCCCCCGCGCCGCGTCCGCGAGTCCGCCGCGATATAGACCTTCGCCCGCGCTGGGAGGCACAAAGCCCAGTCCCCAGCCGCTCGAAGCCGTCATTGCATCATGCACGGATCGAAATACGCCGCTGTCGGAATCGAGGCCGACCGAAACCAGCGCGGCCAACACGCGGACGCGATAAAGCGCGAGCGTGTCAAAGGCTGCGGTCCCGCGAGCGTCCTTGACGCTGACCGGCACAAGAAAGCCCTTTTTGTGGAAGATGCGAATTTGGCGATGCAGCAGCGCGCGATCTTCGTCAGTCGCTCCCTCGCCCGCGAGCGTGTCGGAAATTTCAGTGATCGTGAACGTTTCTGCCATGGTCCGAGCCTCCGTTGTTAGGGCGCATTATACACATCTGACTCGTCGAGTCAATGATTGACGTGTCGAGTCAGATGTGTATAATGGCGGTCGTCAGCAGGGGTGGAAGCGCCGCTGACCCGACGAACCGCAGGCCCATCATCCTGCCGACGCCGGACAGGTTGAGACCGGAGTCTAGGAGTGGTCGCCGGTCATCAACGGAATACGCCCGGTTCCATTGGCGTGGTCGCCGGGCGAGCTTCTAATCTAGGGTCGTGCTGAGGGTCGCTCCCGGCACGGCCCTTTTTTCTTGCGGTATGCGAGCATAATGGTTTCACTTTCGATCCGGCGTAAGGCATCCAAACCAAGGCTGTTGTTTGCCAGACGGGAGATTCTACTATGCCGACGGATGCAGAAAAAGGTCAGGTGGACGCAGTTCACAGCGCGATTATCGAAGCCGGAGGAAATTCGGGAACCTCGTTTGCTATTGCTGCGGCATTTGCAGGCGTGGCCGAGATACTTTTGGATATTCTCGATGAAATCAGAGAGTCGAACAAGTCGAAGTAAGTCTAGCGACCCAACCAATTCGACCGAATAGTCGTCGGGCGCGGGGCCGGTGCTGCCGCGCTCGACAATTCGATCTCGCGGCGTTCGGGGTCGAGGTTGACCAGCGACCGCGCAGCCACCGCATAGACGGCGCAATCCAACGCTTCGACCCGGCGGCCCGAAAGCCGGTGCCATTCGAGGATCGGAACGCCCTTGCTGTAGCGCGTCCGCAGCCGTTCCCCGGTGAATTGTTCGAACCAGTTTTCGCCCAGCGTATCGGAAAAGCGCAGGGTCCCGCCTTGCGCCATGCCCATAAGTCGGCGCTTCAGCACGTCGACCCCAATCAGCTGAAGGCGGACCCATTTCTTCGCAGCTACGTTCCCGAGCCGAACCGGCAGTTCGCGGAAGCCGCCAACGCCTTTGCATGGCAGCACCCTCTGAGCGGCCCTGCCACGACAGAAATTATAAACAGCGTCGGCGGTCTGCCCGTCGCCGCTGTCAATCAGGGCGGCGTCATAGCCGATGTGGCCGCCCAGAGGGTGCTGCCATGTTCGCTTCAGAGCATCGGCAAGGCCGAGCCACAATTCTTCGCCGAACGGGTCGCCCCAGAGGATTTCGTGGGCCAGCACAAGCGCGGTTCCCGCAGCCGTCCAGCCCAAGGTCTGAAGTTCGATCCGATCATGCTGCACGTCCGCGCCGCCGGTCACGAAACGAACTTCAGCGGGGATGGCATCAAGGCTGAAGGCTTCGCGGCGCTTCAACAGGTCGTTGTCGTCCAGCCCTTCGGACTCGTCCCGCCAGACCTGCCCAGCGACCGTGTTGACCCAGACCTTCAAAAGCGCCGGATCGCGCTTCGCGGCCAGAAACTCTTCGGCCAGGACTCCCCATGCGGCGGTCGGCAGGACGGACGCGCCGAAGGTGGACAATCTGTAGGAGTGATGGCCGACGATTTCGGGTTTGGTCGCGCGCCAGCGCCCCGCGCCAATCATAGCAGGCTTTTCGGATTCTTCGGTAATGCCGCCGCATGTCGGGCAGGCAAAAAAGGCGTCTTGCGGTCGACCTTCCGGCCAGCGGATATGCGACCATTCGATTTCGTGGAATTCGCCGCAGTGTCGACACGGGAGTTCCCAGACGCGGCAGTCGCCTTGCTCATACGCGCGCACGATCCGGCTGGTCGCCTCATCGACCGGCGTCGAAGCCATGACGATCTTGCGCCGTCCGCCGAATGTCATCGTTCGCCTGATCGCGAGCGCGACCGGATCGCCTTCGTCGCCTGCCGACACGTCGAGGCCGTCAACTTCGTCGATCCAAAGCACGCGAGCCGTTCGGGCGCGCAGATTCTTCGGCGATGCGCCGGACACAAGGGCGAGCGAGCCGCCGGGATAGTGCCGCGAAAGCATCGTGTCGCGCTCGCTTACGTTTTCCGTCAGCGCATTCCGCAACGCCGGACTGGCCGCAAAGGTCGGTTCGATGATGCTGGTCATCAGCATCCGGCAATCGCTTTCGCTGGGCATGACGACCAGCTGCGGACTGGGGTCGTTCAATGCGAAATGCCCAATCCCGGCGACCATCAATTGGGTTGCGCCGACACGGGCCGACTTCATCAGGCTTACGCGCTCGACCAGTGGGTCGCCGAAGCTACGTGCGACTTCGGGTTGCCATGCCATGAGCGACATTCGCCCCGGCTGAGCGGCAACGGTGCTGGGAAGGCGGACGTTGGACTCGACCCATTCGGGCAGGTCAATCATCGGGGGCGGGCGTAGCGCGGCCAGCATGTCGCGGCGAAGCGCCGCGAAAGTCGTCTCAGCGTTCAATGGAAATCTCCGAAAGCGACAGGCGCAATTCTTCGTCCAGCAGCGCCGACGCCTCGCGCGAAAGGCTGACGCGCGCTGACACGCGGGCTGGGATGGCAAGCAACGCGGCGCGAAGATCGGTCGCGAAAGTGATCCATTCCCGGCGAACGTCTGACACGGCGACCATTTCGCCGCGCGCGACCGAGTTTTGCAGTTCGATCTTTTCCGCTGTCGCTTGGGCGACCCGAATCCGTTCCGCCGTCAGATTGCTGTTGCCCGACCGGCCCGCCGCTTGCTCGCGAAGGTGGGCGCAGTAGCGGGCGACTGAGTCCGCAACGGGATATGCGCCCCGGCGGGCTTTTGCGATAACGCCGCGCTGGGCAAGTTCGCGGACGACGCGCGACGAGACGCCGAGCAACGCGCCCAGTTGGTCCGCCGTCATCGTATCGCCCATGCCAGCAGGCTGGGAAAGCAGATCGTCAAAGTCGTCGGTCAACGGCGGAACTCCATTTCAAATTTTTCGTCGAGGCTGACGCTTCGCGGCTCCGCGCCCCCGCTTGACGGGGGTAGGGGGAAGGACCCGCGCCCACGTTCGCTTTGAGAGGGTTCGGACATGCTGTAGATGTCGGGCATTGCCGGACGGGGGAGACTGCCGTGCAGATAGTGATTGGCGTGCTGGCCATCCTCGCGATCAGCTACATGATCACGACGCCTGAGAGCCGGGCGAAAGCAAAGCAGGAATTGAAGCCCTACGAACGTGGCGCGTGGATACTTACCGCGCTCATATGGGCAGCACTCATATTCCTCTGAACCGTTGCGCCACGAAGCGGTAGGGATGAATCCTCCCATGGGGGGGGCATCGGCAACCGGACACTGGACACACCCTATAGGGATGTGTCCGTGTCTGTCCGGTCTGCGCGACGTTTTGCGGTGCCGGACATTTTGAGTTGTCCGGTCAATGTCCGGTGTGTCCGGTCGGTCGATAAAGCCACGCATTTCCGCCACTTCATGGGCACGGCACCGGACATTTGCGATTGTCCGGTTCATCGCTGCGACTCCTGTTCGAAGTCGTCGAAGGCATCGCCGTCAAAGTCGACCGGACAAGGGAAAATGTCCGGTAGCATGGCCGTCTGATTTCGCAGGATAACGGCAGATTTGCGTGCCAGCCCTTCGAAGGCGCGCTTTGTTGCCTTTCGTCGGCTTTCCCTGTCGTCCGAAGCTGAAACGGTGCGACTGTCGATGCACGCCGAACGCCAATCGTCTTCGGACACCGGACAATTGCCGGACACCGCCACCATGTCCGACAGGATCGCCAATGCAGCCCGTTCGCTAGGTGACAGCTTTTGTTGCGGTCGCGCGGTCGCGGCGTCGAGTTCGTCGACAAGGGCGTAGGTGATCGGATCGCCGTCTTCGTCCGTTCCCATGGCTTCGGTGTCGATCCGAAAGGCAATATCCCGGTCGCACGCGCCATTGCGATTCTTCGACAGCCTGCCGCGAACGATTCCATGTTCGTCACGGGCGTGAAGTTGCAGGGCAACGTCCAGTGCGCCGTTTAGAAGCGAGTGGCCGCGCGGCGTCGGTGTCCCGGCCTTCGTGTCGTGGTGAATCAGCACGACGGCGGCACCATGAGACGCCAATCTCCGGGCGATTGCGACGACATTGCCCATCGCTTCGGCGCTGTTTTCTTCCAATCCCGGAAACGCCATCGCGAGCGTGTCGACGAAGATCAGGGAAGGGCGTTGGTCTTCGATTGCCGCCATGAGGGCCGCAAGGTCTGGGCTTCCCTTGGTCAGCAGATCGGACACGCCTTCAACCAAGGTGAAATTGTCGCCGTCGCCATGGCGCAGCTTCAGGGCCGACACGCGCCCCCGCATCCCATGGGGGTCTTCGGCAGCGACATAGAAGACGCGGCCCGTTTTCGTCCGCATTCCAAAGGCGCTGCGGCCTTGCGCGACCGCGTAGCCCAAGTGCGGCGAGATCAGTGATTTGCCCGCGCCGGGTGCGCCGTAGATGCAACCCACGTCGCCGGGCGCTAGCAAGCCTTTGATGACATACCCCCGCGCGGGCGCGTCTGCACATTCGCCGGGTGACAGGAACCGCAGCCGAGAGGCGGTCGTCTCATCGTCGAAATCGTCAAACTCAGCCGCGAGGTCGACAGGATCGGGCGCACGTTCCCAAACGCGCGTTACGGCGCGCTCGCCGCGACCTTTGCCAACGGTCTCTTCTTTCTCGACGTGTGCCGCAGCAAGCGCGTTGTCTGGTTCGAGCAAGGCGCTTCGAAGGTCGTCAATGGTGCCGCCACCGCGCTTCAGTCGGCTCGCCAAGGCGAACAACTCGCCGCTGCCGGACTTGTCCACGCTGTCGACCGTTTCGCCGTCGCAATGCTTCTTTCCCTTGGGCAGCGCGGTTGCGTCGAGGTCGGCTGCGTTGTCGATCGCGCGGCCTTCGACCAGCCGAACGATGATCGGCGGTCGACCGGCGACGTTCCCGCCGTAGTAGCTTTGCGACAATGTGAAGCTGGCGCCGTCGAGGGTGCCGCCAAGTACGCCGTTCAGGCGCTCCATGAACCGGGTGCGCTCGCCCGGATCGCGTGCTTCGCCGAATGGAGCGAAGACGCGCCAGCGTGGCTTGTCGTCTGTATGCGAGGGCGTCGTGTAGAGAAGTGCCGCGACATTGGCGGCCCGCAATCGACCTTCGGCTTCAGCGAGGGACATTTCCCCGGCGTCATAGTCGGCTTCAATGCCCGTCACCGACAGGACATTGGCGTTGTTCCTGAGACTGCCCTTGTCGGTGCTGAGATCGCCAAAAGTTGCCAGCTTGAACCACGGCAGGCCATGCTTGCTGCCAGCGGACGCCGCCGCGATCTCGTCGCCCAGCTGCCGCAGGCTGATATGCCTTTCGACCTTGCGCCCCGCTCCCATGGTCAGGAAGCGGGTGACGGCAATGGGCTTGTCGACCGGCAAACATTCCCACAGCAACGCGTCGAAGTCGTCAGCAGTGGATTTTTCGCCGGTTTCGGGGTATACCGTTGCCTGAGGCCCGCAAGCTTCACTTTGAGCGCCGCCCCGGTCTGTCACCAACGGGGCGGCGTTTCCCGTTTCCGGGTTAGGTGGCGCGTGCAGCAACGCGTCGAAATCGTCATGTTGCTGAAGCGTCACTGAGCGGCACCCCGCAACGACTCCGCGAAATCTGTGATCGACTTGTAAGGAATGAGCGTCTTGCCGCCATTCTTGACGCGCTCGATGTCGCCAGCGGCAAGCATCTGGTAGATGCGCGAATGCCCGACACAGAGCAGGCGCTTCGCTTCATTCACCGTCACAAAAAGCGGTGGCAGTTGGGTGGTCATAGTCTTCGACTCCGTCATTTGACGGACTCGGCACGCACCTTCGCGCGAGACGTGCGATTCAACTCAAGGTTGACATTCGCACTGTTCGCCCGCATAAAGGAGATGGAAGGGTCTCAATCTTTCCATCTTTCCCGCCGCTGGCGCCAACCGGCGGCGGGATAACATACCAAATCCAGCCTGCACTCCCAGCGGAGCGCGGGCTGCGTTCCGTTGTGTGCATCTGTCCGTATAGCGCAGTTCGGACTAAATTGCGAGTCCGGCCAACGCCTGTTCCGCAGCCCCGCCGACAAGATGGCCGTAGTGCTTTTCAATCATCGCGGCACTTGTCCCGCTTATCTGTGCCACACTGAGCAGTGGCAGGCCCGCAATAACGAGATCGGTAATCGTGGAATGCCGCAGCGTGTAGGCGCAGCAGGCATCGGGAAGCTTCGCCGCCTCCGCAGCGGCCTTGATCGCATCCGACCAGTCATGCCGCTCCCACGGCTTCCCAGCATTCGAAAAAAGGTAGGCCGCTGGCAGCTTGCCTTTCGCCTGTTCCGCGATGAAATCAGCAGTCGCGGCGGGCAGGGTGATCCGGCGATCATGCCCAGCCTTATCCGTTCCGACAGTGAGCGTGCGCGTGCGCTTGTCGAACTGGGCGACGGTCAACGCCGCGAGAGCGCCGGGTCGAAGGGGCAGCAGACACATTGCCCGCAGGAACGGTGTCGCATCGGCAGCGGAAGAGTCCAGCAGCCGCTTCCGCTCCGCGCGATCCAGATAGAGGGTGCGACGGCCATCTGCCTTTTTGGTCGGCAGCAACGCTTCTTGCCACGCGGCTTCGGTATTGGGCGCTCCCGGCACCAGTACCCGGCGCAGCGCTGCCCGCAGCGGTACCATGTCACGGTTCACGGTCGACGCTGCGCGCTTCTTCGTGACGGTGCCAGCTTTGTCGCGGGTGACGGCGGCAGGCGCTTCTTCCAATCGCGAACGCCACTGCCGCAGATGATTCCGCCGCAGCCGGTCCAGCTTCACGCGGCCCAGAGGGTCGTCATATACATGGCGACGAAAGACACCGGCAGCGATCCCGTTCGCATCCGGCACGGTCTTTAGGTAGGCCCGGCAGGCGTCTTCAACAGTTTCGAGATCGGCAGGTCGAACGCCGCCAGTTTCGACCAACTCGCCAAATGCTTCCGCGTCCTTCTTCGCCGCACCGAATCGCTCGTTGCCCGGAAGTTCGCTGTAATCGCCCAGTGCTTTTGTCTGATAATCGCCGCCGTCCGAACGGGCGCGGGCGATCCATGTTCCGGCGACCGGACGGAAGCCGAGAAACAATCCGGGGCGCAGCCGTTGAAAATGGGGTGCGTTGCCCGCCTTGGGCTTCAACTTTTCCCGCGCGCTGACTCTGGTAAGGTCGATTGCCATTTGCCGTTCTATCTCGTTCCGTGTGAACTTTGTGTGAAATACAGGGGTGAACAGCGAAATACAAGAGTGGCTGATTTTCAGGGGTTTTGGAGTCCGCTGATGTGCATAAATGTGCTTATTTACACCCTTCACACGGGTGGGGTCACAGGTTCAATCCCTGTCGCGCCCACCATTCCCCCGAAGCATCCATTCGCTGCCGAATATTGCCTGACAGCCTCATTCATCGCCTATTCAATGCGTTCGCACTAG